CGCCCAGTGCAAATCATTCCCCCTGAGCAACGGGAATTCAAACCCAATGGACTCAAGCCAGAACTTTCAGAGGAACAACGGGTAAAAAATCAGGAATTTCTAAATAACCTGATCGCCACAAAAATGAATAAAAACTTAAATGGAGCGAAATAATGGAAACAATAATCATGCAAAACGTTGAGGCAGAACAAGCCGTTTTGGGAGCGATTCTCTTAGACCCCGAAGCTATGGGGCGAGTTGCGGAAACGCTAACTGCTAAATCCTTTTCGCTGCGATCGCATCAAACAATCTACAAAGCAGCTTTAGCATTACATTCCGAGGGAATAACCACGGATTTAATGACCGTCACTACCTGGTTATCCGATCAGAAATTACTTGAAAAAGCCGGGGGACAATTAGGATTAACCCAATTATTAGACCGCACAGTTTCAGCAGTTAATATTGATCAATACGGGCTGTTAATTGCCGATAAGCAAACTCGAAGAAACCTGATTGAATCTGCCCATAAAATTATTGAATTAGCAGAAGATACCAGTCAACCTTTAGAGACAATTCTCCAAAAGTCAGAGGAACAAATTGCTAATATTTCCCAATCAAAATCACAACAGGGTTTAGTTTCAATTGGTGAAACTTTAATTGATACCTTTCAAGAAATTGAAGACCGGAGCGAAAGCAAGATTCCCCCCGGCGTTCCCTCTGGATTTTATGACCTCGATGCTATGACTGGAGGATTCCAACACACCGACTTAATTATTGTGGCAGGAAGACCTGCAATGGGCAAATCGAGTTTGGCTTTAAATTTTGGATATAACATTGCCAAAAAAGGGCTACCTGTTGCAGTCTTCAGTTTAGAAATGTCTAAAGGTCAATTAGTCCAAAGACTATTATCGAGCGAAACCAAAATTGAAAGTACGCGGCTACGGGCAGGGAATATTCAGCAAGAGGAATGGGAACCTTTGACAACCGCAATTAGTTCCTTAGCAGAATTACCGATTTATATTGACGACACCTCGAATATTACCATCACCGAAATGCGTTCTGAAGCTCGAAGATTGCAAGCCGATAACGATGGAAAGTTAGGCTTAATTCTAATAGATTATCTGCAATTAATGGACGGAGGAAGTGATAATCGGGTGCAAGAATTGTCAAGAATTACACGGGGATTAAAGGGAATGGCAAAAGATTTAAACGTTCCCGTAATTGCCTTATCTCAGTTGAGTCGTGCCGTTGAACAGCGCACTAATAAACGCCCAATGTTATCGGATTTGAGGGAGTCGGGAAGTATTGAGATGGATGCGGATTTAGTAATGATGATCTATCGAGATGATTATTATAATCCTAACACTTCGGACGAGGGAATTGCAGAGTTAATTTTAGCCAAACATCGCAACGGCCCCACCGGAACAGTTAAGTTATTATTCGATTCTCAATTTACCCAATTTAAAAATTTAGTACGGGGGATGAACTAAATGGATAGACTTGGTTGGGAAGACTTAGGAAGTATTATCAATTGGTTTTACGAACAACAGAGACAAGGTAAAACTTCCTTTAAAGTTCAAGAAATGCGCGATAAGTTTAATTTGAATATTCCAAACGCAAATACCAGAATAAAACGGTTTCTTAAGTTTGGAATCATTAAACCACTAACTTATGGCAGATACGAAATCGAACCACTGTCAGAAGAAAGAATCCAGGAGATTAAAGACAAAATCATCCCCCCTAATCCCATTTTTAAAACCTATTATTTCAGGGGAAGACAACATACCATCGAATGGATTTACCAAAACCAAAACCCCCCGATGACCCTCCAATATTTTGCTCAAAGACTTCAACGGGGGTGGTCATTAAAGAAAGCCCTAGAAACACCGACCCGAAAATACAAAAAAGAGGTTAATTAACGCCATGACCGCAGCAACCAAGAAGATATTTGAAAGACTTTTAAAAGTCGGTGACTGGGTAGAAATTGACCCTCACAAACACCGCCCAAACTATTTAATTAAGGGAACAGCTTGGCGGGTTGAGGGATTTAATTCAATAAAACAAACCTGTCAAATAACTAACGAAAAAACAGGGAATTTGCATAGATCGGAAACCCTAGATTTTGAGGAAGTTTCCGATTCAAGTCCATTCAAAAAAACCGATATTGCCCAACTTAAAAGCGACCCTCGATATATTGGGCGGATTGTTAATTGTCGGAGAAATAAAATAACAATTGAATGGGCATGGGGTGGAGTCCGAGAATCCCTAGACTCGGACAAAATAAAGCTATTTGTTCGGATGGTCAGGGGGGAACAAATATTGTTGGGTGATTACGTTTTTAAAGAAGGCGATCGCGTCAAAACTACTGACAGAAATTTAGACAGCAGGACATTAATAGTCCGGCGTTGTTTACCATCTGGAATGGTTGAATTAATGGCTTCAAACAATCCCAGTTTAATCCTCCCCGGCTGTGGCTTAACAATTATTGAGGAGGATTTCTAATGCAAATGTATCTTCCTTTTGATGATTTTGTTGTCGTCCGTGACGGCAACCCATTGGCTGCCGATATTGCTAATCGTCATTATTCTCGAATTTGGCGAGGCAATATTTGTCAAAAAAGATTTACCCCGCCTGGAAAAAGATTGATTTTGCTGGAACCTATGGGGCGTTGGTTGTTTGTTTGGAATGTACAGAAATATCGAAAGGATAATCAAACGGGGGTTTGTTGCATTCTTTTTCGGAACGAATCAACAATTAAGTCCTCTGAAATCATTCTCAAAGCTGAAAAAGCATGGGATGAACGTTATGGATCAACCAGAAAATTTACCTATGTTCACCCCAAAAAAATTCAATCAACAAATCCTGGCTATTGTTTTCAGTGTGCTGGGTGGGAAAAATTAAACCAAATATCCTCAAGGGGATTGATCTTATTGGCAAAAGACATTCTTGTTGAGGAGGTAGCATGACAGACTTAAAAACACCGGAACCCAAAGATTATAAGACCTTTGAATTATTCGAGGTTGATTACGATAAATGGGTTGATCAACTGTGGGAAGAGGAGGATTTCTAATGCTAACATTTGCAACATTATTTACAGGCGGTGGTGGCGCAGATTTAGGCCTAGAGTCAGCAGGATTTAAGTCTATTTGGGGAGTTGAGCGAGATCCTAAAATTGCTAAAGTTGCCCAAGTAAATCTCCCTAATACTAAAATATTTAATTCTTGCGTCGGTGAAATTCGCACTCATCTCATGGAACGGGTTGATTTGCTTTGGATGAGTCCCCCATGTCAGCAATATTCAATGGCGCGGCGTGGTGATATTCCTGACCATAAAGATAAAGATGCGGGGCTTTATTGTTGTGATTATATTGCAACCCTTAACCCTCGATGGGTGGTTCTTGAGAATGTACCAGGATATGCTAAATCGCCGACATTTGAGGCGATATTGCGATCGCTAATTGATTGTGGATATCGCTACCATTGGTTGATTCTTGACGCGGCGGATTATGGGGTTCCACAGAACCGGAAACGATTAATCATGTGGGCGGTCAAAAACTCAGAACCCCTCCCATATTTTCCCGAATCAAAGCCTAGAAAGGGATGGTATCAAGCTATTACTGATTTAATCCCAGAAATGCAGGACTGTGAGCTTGCAGACTGGCAGATTAAGCGACTAAATGAATTGGGTTATTTACCAGAAAAAGCCTTGATTGATATTGGGAAACAACTCATTAGACAGGCTACAGTTCGGGAGTCAAACGATCCAAGTTTTACTATTGTGAGTGGTCATGTTAACTCGCATTCTCCTATCCTGTTAATCCCCCGAGCGGGAGCTTGCATCAAGAATATTCTCCCGACTCCGCAGAACAAACCCTGCCCAACAATTCGAGCTATGGCATCGGGGCGGCATACCCACTGGGCGGACATCGTGCAGGGAAGCCAAATTAAACGAATTAGTCAGAAAGCGACGGCACGGCTTCAGACTTTCCCCGACTCCTATCAATTCCCAGAATCCAAAACTTTAAGCCAACAAATAATAGGAAACGCCGTGCCTCCGTTATTGGCTAAAGAATTAGGTTTAGCAATCTTAAAATCAATTAACTAACCATGAAAACATCAACTAAAGCCAAAACCAAACCCGCTAAAAAAGGATTTCAACCCGCCCAAAAAATTCATGCCAACGACCTCCACACATTCTCTTGTGAGTGTCTCTGGTACGACGCTGCCACCGACGAGGAACTATTGACCGAATTGTGGACAGTCAAGCTCGACAAACGGCGATTCAGAACAGATGTCCGGCAGGCAATTGTTACGGGGTTGATCTATTGTTTCTTGGAAACCCCCGAAGCAGCAGAGCGACATATTAACCGAGTATTTTTTTGGAATAATAAATCAAGGGCTTATGAGCCATTGGGGGCGGTGTCAGACTTGCCGATGGACGGATCTAGTCCGGTTGATTTTGAAGCCGATCCGGTGGTGGCTTATGAGCGATTAAAAGCCCTTTGTGTCGAGATCGAAGTTATCAAGGTTGACGATTGCTTTTGCTCTTGACCTTTTAAAAATACACAAATAAACTTGTTTTTTTTGCGTTATTTGTGTATAATGAAAACAGTCAAGAATCAAGGTTTACCAATGTAGTTTGTTGGTAAATAGTTAACCAGTCTAAGCTCTTTACTGAGCTACGTTATTGGGAAGTGTTTAAGTTCATACCTTGGGATGCGTTGCCAGTTCCAAGCTCTATAACTAAGTGATTAAACAGATGTACAGCAATTAAGTCAGTGTCACTTAGATAGTACCGCCCAATAACATTGACGAGGCACACATTACCCGATTTATCGGAGGCTCGAAAGAGTTATTTTTAAATGTCTAAAGTATTTGTGATGGATACCGAAAAGCGTCCATTAAATCCAATCTCACCCGCAAAAGCTAGGATTCTTTTAACTCAAAAGAAAGCCGCAGTTTTTCGGCATCAACCTTTTACAATCATCCTAAAATATGCTCTCAAATCTTCAACTGAAGATTTGAGGCTAAAGATAGATCCTGGTTCTAAATTTACTGGCATTGCCTTGGTAAACGACGGCACGGGTGAAGTTGTTTGGGGCGCCGATATTCAACATCGTGGCATGGTGATCAAGAATGCACTGGAATCCCGACGCAGTTTAAGAAGGGGTCGCCGAGGTAGAAAAACCAGATACCGCCAACCCCGTTTTCTTAATCGCACACGGGTTAAGGGTTGGTTAGCTCCGAGTCTAATGTCACGGGTTGAAAATGTGATCACTTGGGTTAATCGGTTAAGAAAGTTAGCTCCTATTTCTGCGATATCTCAAGAGTTGGTACGGTTCGACACTCAAATTATGGAGAATCCAGAAGTTTCCGGTGTCGAGTATCAGCAAGGGGAGTTAGCGGGGTATGAAGTTCGGGAATACCTTTTGGAGAAGTTTGACCGTCAATGCGTTTACTGTGGCGCTGTTGATACCAGATTAGAGATTGAACACTTGATACCCAGATCCAAAGGGGGGAGTAATCGGGTTTCTAATTTAGCGATCGCTTGCCATAAATGCAATCAGAAAAAGGGTGCTAAGGACATTAAAGATTTCCTTTCTAAAAAGAAGGAATTGCTTAATAAAATCCTGAAACGGGTTAAAGCCCCTCTCAAAGATGCAGCCGCCGTTAACTCTACTCGGTGGTGCTTGTACAAACGATTGAAGGAGACTGGCTTACCTGTAGAAGTTGGGACGGGGGGACGGACTAAGTTTAACCGATGCCGTCAAAAATTCCCTAAAGCTCACTGGATTGACGCGGCTTGCGTTGGTGCTTCTACTCCCGAAAATCTGATTATTAAGGATGTTAAACCTTTATTAATATCAGCTAAAGGGCATGGGGTAAGGCAACGGGTCACAACCGATAAGTATGGTTTTCCTAAATGCCATAAAGCAAGAATTAAGAGTTTTATGGGGTATAAAACAGGGGATTATGTTAAGGCTGTAGTTCCAAAAGGTAAGCACAAAGGAACCCATTATGGTCGGGTTACGATCCGGCAACGTCCGAGTTTTACATTGGATAAGATGGACGTTCACCCAAAATGCCTGAGCCTACTTCAGAAATCAGATGGTTATGCCTATTCAAGCCTCGAACCATTGCTAGTAAGTAGTTCTAGTTAATTTATTATCAAATCACAGGAGTCAAAATCAATGATTTTATCCGAGCCTCGCAAAAGCAGTCTAAAACCCTTTCTGTATAAGGCTTTCAAAAGCCAGGAGTTAATGATTGTATTGGTTCTTGACTGACTTGATACTGCTAACGGTTTACCGTGTCGAGAATGGGAAGCGCAATAGTTAATGATTGTATTGGTTCTTGACTGACTTGATACTATTGAACTCCATTAATTTGGGTTTGGGGAGAGGCGAGTTAATGATTGTATTGGTTCTTGACTGACTTGATACCAACTTAGAAAACTATCCAGAGCTTAATTGTGCCTTGGTTAATGATTGTATTGGTTCTTGACTGACTTGATACCAACTTAGAAAACTATCCAGAGCTTAATTGTGCCTTGGTTAATGATTGTATTGGTTCTTGACTGACTTGATACGAGCGAGATTATAGCTTTAAATTCGTAGGCAAAATGTTAATGATTGTATTGGTTTTTGACTGACTTGATACTTCCCACAGTTCACCTTGACGCTAATACCCCGTTTAAGGAGTTAATGATTGTATTGGTTCTTGACTGACTTGATACACGGGTGATTAATGGTTATTTGATGGATGCTAGTTGGTTAATGATTGTATTGGTTCTTGACTGACTTGATACACGACAACCTTAACTATTGCTTGTCCCTGCTGTTCGTGTTAATGATTGTATTGGTTCTTGACTGACTTGATACTGATAAAGCGATCGCAATCGGAACAGATCAGCTTTTGGGCGTGAGGTTAATGATTGTATTGGTTCTTGACTGACTTGATACACACCCAAAGGGCATGATTCCAAAACTCTAAATCTTGGTTAATGATTGTATTGGTTCTTGACTGACTTGATACGCTTTTTGGCTGTTTCTAATACATCCCCATTTAATGTTAATGATTGTATTGGTTCTTGACTGACTTGATACTATTCGATATTGGATCAACAGTTAACAATTGTCTTGCTTCTTGACTAATTTGATACTCAAGATGGGATGATCACCCATTATTGTTGATCCAATATCTGACCAATTCCGAGAGGGATAGATTTCTTGAGGATGCGATCGCCTCTAGCCTTTCCCTCTCGATTTCCGAAAGCCTTATCCCTATTCGGGTTGAGCAATTTAAAAGTTTTTTCTTTTTAGGGGTTGACATATTTCTATTTTGTTAGTACAGTTTTAAATGTACAAGATTTTGTATGGCTAGGCTACTGAAGCGAAAATCACCCAAAGAAGTAGCACACACAAAGATCGAACTTTGAAAGCGGGGGTGGGCTGGCAGCCGGAAAGACGGCACTTACAAACAGAACAGGGACGCCGCCGTCAAATCGGGCGTAAAAGATGAAAAACTCCACAACCACTGTCGCTCAACTTTCTAAAAGAATCGCTCAACTAAATAGCTTGATTAGCAAGTTCCCCCGCGTCCGAAGCCTGATTCGGAAGTGGGCTTTTGAATTGACTATTCTTGAGGGGCGGTTAGAAGCCCTGAAAGCGGTGGCGGTTGTGGAGACTCCAAAGCAGTTAACTATTTGGGATATGCCAGGACAAAAAATTGACTGGTTTTTCCCTCCCCTTGTGGGGTCGGAAAAACAAATTCAGTGGGCGGATAAACTCCGCCGTGATTTTGCTGAATATTATTCTTCTCTCGGTGGGGAGCCGGGGGAAGGAGAAATCAGAATTAAAAAAGCGGTGGGGATTGCGGTCTCCGCGAAGTTCTGGATCGAAAACCGCGATTTTTGCGAAAAAATCGCCTGGGAAAATATGACCCAGGTTTTAAAGAAATTACATACCTTGATTGACGAGTGCCAACCTTGGTATTCCGATTTTGACCAATCGGAATTTAAAGAAATTCTTACCCGCAAAAAATCAATCCTCAGATTATTGAGGATTGACAAAGCAGGGATCGTTGCCTGTTGCAATCAGCAGGGTCAAAACAGACGATTTAATTGACTAATTAATTAAAGAGGTTTATATGTTACACGCCCGCTATTGGAAATATGACGGGGAGTCTCCCCAGGTTCCCAATACATTGAAATACGACCCCCACGGATTCGGGTTAAAAACCCTAGAAACTATGGATGCCCTGATCAATAGCTTGGGCTTAAAACAAGTTGAGGGAGTGTCTTTGAATGGGGTTCTCGTCAATCATCACAAAGGCAAGCTCGCAGATATTGGGCATCAGGTTCACATCGCGGCAACCGCCGAACAGTGGGAAGCTGCGAAACAATATTGGGAATCAGGGGCTTTTGATTAAGAAGTTAAAACCATTGGGACAAAAAACATGAACGCACTAACATTGAAAGACTTGGTATCTCAAACCGATAATTTTGAACCCGAAGCTATTGAATTGGTATTAAATCGCGTTGATGAATTTGACGCTTTGGGTTTTGGTATTGACGTTGTTGATTGGGAAGTCATAGGTACTGGCAACAGTAAACAGGTCGGAGTCTTATTTGATATGAAAAATGACCGCTATGGCTACTACACCGATAATGGTCAAACCGTCTTGGTTAAGCTAGATAAAACCTATACAGAATTATCTGATTGGGGTAATTGTTGGGATGATTGCCCTGAAGTCTTGAAAAATTGGGATTAATTGATCAACAATTGGGATCTCAAGTACCCAAACACCCAAAAACCCCGCGATAAAAGGGTTTGACTACATTGAATATACCTTGGGGTGGTAGGGGTCGCAGGTTCAAATCCTGTCGCTCCGATAGACGCAAAAGCCAGATTCTATAAAGGGTCTGGCTTTTTCCCGTCTGATGGTTGATAATCTTCTATTAGACAAGATTAGACAAAATTAGACAAGATTAGACTGATTATTGATCATCAATTGTGACTCAGAAGAAAGCACCCAAGGGAAGCGTACAGGTCAAAACTACCATCAGTTCTGCGGGGGTGGGGTGGCTCCGGCTGGTTTGGAGTCACCAGGGCAAAAGATATTTTTTGAGCTTAGGATTGGAGGATAACCCCCTAAATCAGATGGTGGCACAACGGTTGGCTTTGCAGATTCAAGGGGACTGCGCCACGGGAAACTTTGATAGTTCCCTAACCAAGTACAAGCCACAATCAGAAATGGAAGTTAAACAGGCGACGGTTTCAGTTGTCGGATTAGTTGAACGGTATTTGAATTACAAGCAACAACAGATTGAATCAGAAACGCTTTATAAATACAATCATTTCTTGCCTAGAATCCGAGAATATTTTGGTAACAATAATTTAACCGAAAAATCCGCTTTTGGCTTTCGTGATTGGCTGCTACAACACAACGAACCCGCCACAGTTAGGGAGAGGATTGTATTCTTGAACGCGGCTTATCAGTGGGGGATTAAGCGTCAATTAGTTGAGAATAATCCCTGGACTGAAGTGTCGGTAAAAGTTCCCCCAAAAAGAAGATTAAAACCTTTCTCGATTGAGGAAATTAAACGGATTTTAGAAGGGTTTGCAACAGATCAATATTATTCCCATTTTCTCCCTTATGTTGAGTTTTTACTGGGTACAGGTTGTCGACAGGGGGAAGCAAACGGGCTACAGTGGAAACATATATCAGAAGACTGTAACGAGGTTTTAATTAGCTGCAAATTAACGGTATCCGGTCAAAGGAAATCGACTAAAACTAATCGCGATCGCTTAATTCCACTTCCCCCTCGCCTTCAAAATATTCTCAAAGCAATCCGTCCGATTGACCCCGACCCGGAGGCTCCGGTTTTCGTCTCCTTGACTGGATTGCCAATTGATTCCCACAACTTCAGGAATCGGGCTTGGAAACAGGTTTTAGCTAAGGTTGGTGTGGAATATAGAAAGCCCGGGAACTGTCGCCATACTCTAATTTCTCACGGGTTATCACAAGGGAAAAGCCCTGCTGAAATGGCGGAACTCGCAGGGAATAGGATTGAAACTATTTACAATAATTACGCCGGGAGCGTGATCCACCGACCATCTTTACCAGTATTGCTCCCAGATGACGAATAAATTCCATAATCTGTTATAAACTGGGGAATAGTTATATAGGATATTTTTTTTATGAGACCCCACGAAAACAGACAAGAGATTAAGGCTAGACTCAAGCCAGAAGATAGAGAAAGGCTTAAAACCCTAGTTGTAGGCATGGGTTATCGGTACTGGAGACAGGAATCTCCAGAACCCGCATGGACAGAATTTTTGGAGGCGATCGCAACGGGCGATATAATTCTTTACAAAAAAGTCGGGGGAGGGGGTTGACATTTTGGGATAAGTGGGGTACAGTTATAAGTGCAGAAGGTTAAAAGTTAACCGAGTAAGGTTACAGCCCTACTCGGTTATAAGTCAATCATTTTAGGTCAATTAGGAGTATACCATGAAAGTTAAAGTCTATTTCAATCTCCATAAGAGATGTTTTTCGGTAGTCGCCCTTGAAGGTGAAAATAAGGGGCGGGTAATAGCCCACGAAACAGAAGTTAAATTAATAAATGCTACATTCAAAGTTTCTGAAGCCGGACGGCAACGGGTGATCCGAGAGCAGCGTAAAAACGTCCACGCTTGCGTTGTAGGAACATTGACTGACACAGTGAAAAACTGTGATCAAGCTGTTACTTACAACCCCTACAAATACAACTCATTTGTGTTTAAAAAGGATGAATCCCCTGTGTTGACGGCTCAAAACGTTTTGCTAATCAACAAGCAAATTTTTATCAACTAAACAGGAGGATATTATGATTTATCGCATTACACGGGTCAAAACTGCGCCCAACAAGGCAAACAGACAAGGGTATTACCTCGAAGCCCTAAATGAACTAGAGGCTTTGACAAGGTTTTATACCCAATTCCCTGATTTTGTAGGGGAAGAATTAGAGTTAGAGGAATGGAATTAAAAGACCTCTAATTCAACTTAAAACTAACCAGGGAATATAAACCCCTGGTTTTTTGCTGTTTATCTAATCACAGGGACAGGAATAATCCCCATCAGAATGCCAGATATTTCCTGAGTTATTCGGGTAGTTGTTTGCGTTGCGTTAATCACAATCCAGTTATTCTCCCTCGCCAATTCAAGATATCCAAACCGAACCCGATCTAAAAAAAGTAAGTCTCTTTCAACCTTGTCCAGAGGTTTGTCGAGATCGCGGCGCACCGCCACCTCAACAGGACAATCGAACAAAATCACCATATCGGGATCAATTCCCCCCGTCGCCTCGTGATTTAGCTTCCTTAAATTATCTAAATTAAGCCCGTGCCCATACCCCTGATAAGCAAGAGTTGAATCCGTGTATCGATCGCACAATACCAAATCAGAATCTTCTAACAAATATTTAATCGTGGGATTGTGTTTAATCCTATCCTTCAGGATTAATTTAAGCTGCTGCTCCGGTGTCAAAAGCCCATTCTTTAATTCAAACCGAACGTCATAATCACAGGGTTCTCTTGTGATGTAGAACTTTAACTTTAACGCCGTGAAATGGTCGCAAAGTTTTCTAATTTGGGTTGTTTTCCCACTGCGGTCAATCCCTTCAAAAGCAATCAATTTACTCATTTCATCCTCATCCAATTTTTAATCAAATCATCTTTAATCATACCTTGCCTTATTAATTCAATTATATATTCTCTAGCTTCCTCCAATGTCAATATATCCACATTACGTTTAATTGTCGCAAGTTTAAATTCTTGCTCCATTGTTAGCTGTGTTGGTTCCATTTCCGTTGTTATAAGAATATCAACACATAGATTATATCAAAAAATATTTTGATTTTTATATCTCTTTAATACAGAATCAAAATATTTTTTTGATTTACCTGTTGCCAATTGCTCCTGATAATGGATTTAATTTGCCAATGCGTATAGTATAGAAATATATAAATACAGCAGGAGATGGCACAATGCGCGACTATATAAACAGAGTCCCCGACTATGGGGAAAAGAAAAAGCCTCACAATCTGAGTTTGACCGACACGGCGTGGCAACGGCTTGATAAATTAGCTGCGCTCTTGGGAGTGTCCAGGAGTGAGTTCGTTGAACGCCTATCCCGTGGAGCGATTGCCCCACAAGACTTACAAGCCTTTTATAAAATTTTTTTAAAAAAAGGTTGACAATTTCTAAAGTATGCGTATATTATAGAATTTGTAAACGCACAGAGGACATAACGCCATGACAGTCGCAACCAAAACCGCCAAAACCGCCAAAGCTCCAAAAACCCCTGAGTGGAAATGGAATGCGGTTTTGGGGTGTGATGCCCTAAAACTCCCTACAAAGGGATGTCACGTTGACAACAGAGGAAACGTCTGGAAAGACGGCGACTCCATTGGTAGCGTCACCCCGTTACCAAATTCAGTTAAGGTGACACCCCTAGAATGGGTTGTCACCCACGAACAAAAACAGGAATCCGTTTCCTGCGAAAAACTACACGGTAGCTACAAAAAAACCGCGACTCCCACCCGTCGCAAAGAATCCCCCGATGGGATGCGGGGGTCGTCAAACATGATTGGGAGCGAGCCCAGTAAAGCCGTATTCGTCGCGGACGAATACGAGGTTTTAGTCACCTACTCGGTAACTAAAGCCGTAAATCAATTTGGGGAAATGATAGAGGGAAAACCCAAATTTCCTTCCCCCACGGCCATTGCCTATGAAACGGGCTATGGGGAAATCACGGAATATACTGTGGCGGATTTGGCAGTCTTAGACTTGCCTACCGAAAAAGTGGAGAAGGTCTACACTCCCCAACGGGAGCATTTTTACACAGAAGCAATCAAGGTTATTGAAAAATACCTGGAGGATTTAAATAAACCCTCGACGGGTTTATTGAAAGTCGGGGACATTATCAATCACCCTGTCTATGGACAGGGAACCGTGACCAAAGCCTTTGGGACTAAAAACCCGCTATATCAATCCGTTTGTGCGGATTTTCCCTGCGGAAA